GGAAAGACAACTGCCGGGATCATGCGGTTCGCCAGGCACTTGCTGAGAAGCGAGGACAATCAACACCTGGTCACGGCATACAGTGCAGAGCAGGCATTTCGTCTGATAATGGACGGGGACGGTATGGGCCTGATTCATATTTTCAAGGGCGTGTGCCGGACTTCGCATGATGACAGCGGAGCGCATCTGCTGGTTCACCTTCCGAGCGGTGATAAAAAAGTATACTGGAAGGGTGGCGGCAAGGCTGATTCTCACAAAGCGATAACCGGTATGTCGTTGGGTTCGGTGTACTTCTGCGAAATAAACCTGCTTCACGATTCCATGATACAGGAATGTTTCCGCAGAACGTATGCGGCGAAAAACAGATGGCACATCGCAGACCTGAACCCGCCGAGCCCTGCTGATCCGTGCATAAAGAACGTACTGAATGTCCAGGACTGCCGGTTCCTTCACTGGACGTGCCAGGACAACCCGATATTGACGCCGGAAAGACTGGCAGAGATTGAGAAAGCCTGCCGGAAAAGCCCGTTCCTGTATAAGCGTGACTGGCTGGGCGAAAGGGTTATCCCTGAGGGCGTTATCTACTGGATGTTCGACAAGGATCGGCACATCGTGAACAGGTTGCCGGATGACTTCACAATGGTCGAGGCGTTCGTGGCGGGTGACGGTGGAACCACTGACGCAACCTCGATTGGTTTCTATATTGCCGGATTCATGGGCGACAGATACGCCCCAGGGCCGAAAGACTATCGACTGTATCGGGTTGGGAACTGGCGGTACGATGGCGGCAAAATGGCAATGAGCGACCAGGCCCGGGTGATTTGCGGGGAGTTCCTGCCGTACATGCGGAGCAAATACAGGATAAGGGAAAACGATGTTTATATCGACCCTGCCTGCAAAGCGCTCCGGCTGGAAATAGAAAAGTTCGGTATCAGCACATCAGGGGCCGACAATAATGGCCACGATGTGAAAGGTTCTTCGAAGGGATTGAAGGTCGGCGTTGAAATGCTACAAAGCGGATTCAATGACGGAAAAATATTCCTGGTCGAAGACGAGAAGTACGGCACGGAGCCGTTCGTGAAAGAAGCGGGGCTGTACTGCGTGAACGAGAAGGGCGAACCGATTGACGCATATAACCATTCCTGCGACGAGGTGCGATATGCGTATAACCATTTCGCAAAGTCGTATGGCGTATGGGGGTAAGCTATGAAAATAATCGACAGAATAAAGAATCGGGTGAATAGGATGACGGAAAGCGTAGGGATGTTCAAAAAGGACGTATTCGAACTGGAAGGCGTGCCAGCTTTCCGGGAGTTCTATACGCTGTACGTGTTTATCTGGCAGGCCGTTTACAAGGGATTTTATAAGGCGTGGCACGAGGTTCCTGTCGTGACGGTGAAAGATCCGAAGGGCAAAACACGGATCATGTCGACAATGAACGCCGGGAAGATGGCCTGCGCTCAGATGGCCCGTTATGTCTGGAATGAACGCTGTTCGATCACGGTAAGCATGAACAACGCCCAGGGCAACGCCCAAGGCAACGACCCGCTGAATGAGTACGTCCAGAAGGTACTGAAAAACAACCGGTTCGGCACTGCGTTCGGCGATCTGCTGGAAAAGGCTTTCGCCCTGGGGGGTTGCGCCCTGAAAGAATGGGTAGAAATCCCGAAGGACGAGAACGGCAACGACCTGGGCGAAGGCAAGGTAAAGATCGGTTATACAATGGCCAGTCAGTTCGTGCCGACTGCCTGGGATAACAGCAGGGTTAAAAGCGGGATTTTCATTAACCGAGAAGCGAGGGACGGTTACTATTACACGGTCGTTGAATGGCACCGGCTGGATGGCACTACGTACCGGGTAACGAACGATCTGTACCGAAACCTGATCAAGGCAGGCGAACCGCAGAATATACTCGGGTGGTGGTACCCGCTGGAAAAGGTATATCCGTTGCTTTCCCCGGACACCACGATCCAGAACGTCAACGAATCCTTTTTCCAGTACATCAGGCCGTTCGGTGCGAACTATGCCGATGATAACAGCCCTCTCGGAATGAGTATATACGCCCCGGCCATGGGAACCCTGCACGGACTGGACATCATGTTCGACAGCCTGCAAAGGGAATTCGTGCTCGGCAAAAAGCGGATCATCGCCCCGGCCCGGGTGATGAAAAACACGGTCATCAGTGGAAACGTACCGCAGAGGTATTTCGATGCCAGCGACGAGGTGTGGGAGGCCCTGGCGACTGATAACCCGGAAGACCTGAAAGTAATTGACAACAGCGTCAGCCTGCGAGTGGACGAGCACATCACTGGCATTAACGGCGACCTGTCAATCCTGTGCGCCCAGATAGGGTTCGACCCAGGAACACTGAGCTTCGATGCGGTGAAGGGCCTGAAAACAGCGACAGAGGTTATCAGCGAGAACAGCAAGACCTTCGGCACGGTCAAGGCGCACGAGAACATCATAAAGGACAGCCTGGAACAAATGGTTCGGGCGATCCTGGAACTGTCGGTGCGGTACGGTTTGACCTATGAAGGAAAGCCCATCGAAAGCCTGGTCGCCGGCGGGTATGAAATCTCGGTGCAGTTCGATGACAGTATCATCGAGGACAAGGCGGCAGAGGTTAACAGAGGAACGATGCTGGTCGGTGCCGGGCTGATGAGCCGTAAAAGGTTCCTGACCGAAACGCTCGGGATGACACCGGAAAACGCTGAGAAAGAACTGAAACAGATCGCAGAAGAAAGTAAGAACATCAATGCGGTCGAGGTGACAAGGCTGTTCGGTGATCTGGCGTGAGACCTGAATTTTTAAAGGATATGTCGTGGGCGATGGCCCAGGTATACGGGGCCGTGACGGATCGCCTGCTGGTGAACCTGGCAAAGTATTTCCCGTTTATCCAGGATGGCGAAGCGCTGGGCTCGTTTGAATATCAGGCGAGAATGTTAGCAAAGGTCGGCCAGGTGAACAGGGAAAGCGTGGCGATCATAGCACGAAGCATGAAGGGCGCCGACCAGGCGCTGGTGGATGTTCTGAGCGACGCAATCCGTGAGGCGTTAAATGACGTTGATCCCGCCTTAAAAAAGGCCGCAGAAAGGGGCTTGTTACTCGGACAAGGGTTAATACCTCCCGAGGTCGATCCCGGGACGATGCAGGCCTTTACGGCGTTCTATCGGCAATCCGCTGATAAGCTGAACCTGGTCAACACAACGATGCTACAAAGCACGGAAGAAGCGTACCGGAGAACGGTGGCAAACGTCAGCGAACAACTTCTCAGAACCCAGACGATTCTAAACACGGAAACCGGGCTGGTCGTGTCAGGTGTGGAAAGCTACAATGCGGCGGTGCGTAACTCAGTCAAACAGATGGTCGAAAACGACCTGACGGGGTTCGTTGATTCGGCTGGTCGGCACTGGACACCCGAAGCGTATGTTTCCATGGACATCCGCACCACGGTGATGAACACGGCCCGAGAAGCGGTATGGGAAAGAGAAGAACAATACGGCGACGATCTGTATCAAGTATCCTGGCATGATGCGGCGAGACCGTTGTGTTATCCCTGGCAAGGGAAAGTCATTTCGAGGAACGATATGCCGAGGGATGTCACAGACGAGGCCGGGAACAGGGTTCACGTTTATGCCCAGTCTGAAACAACCTACGGCGAACCGGCAGGGCTGTTCGGCATCAACTGCGGACATTATCCGATCCCGTTTATACCGGGCTTTTCCAGGATCAGGCCACCGGAGCAGAACGAGGAAGAAAACGCCAGGGCCTATGAACTGAAAGAGGGCCAGCATGACCTGGAAAGACAGCTCCGTTATCAAAAGCGTGACCTGGCAGTTCTGAAAGCCCAGGGCGCAAGCGAAGAAGAAATCCGGGCGCAGAAAATCAAGGTGCGTAACGCCAGTACAAAACTGGACGATTATTGTGACGAAAACAACCTGGCGAGAAGAAAGAGCCGGGAATATACGCCAGTAAATGCAAGCTGGCCGGATTGAAAGGGGGGGTTGAACGTGTGTGAGCACAAACGGTTGAAGACGGTCGGAAGGAAGGGCGTGACCCGGGTTTTCTGCGCCGATTGCGGAAAGGAACTTGATATCGCCGTTCTTGAGGCGAAAAACGAGCCGAAACAGCCTGTCGAGGAAAAGCCGAAGGCAAAATCACCTGCGAAGAAAAGAACGGCTAAAAAGGCCGAGTAACGGAGGAAAAGTGATATGCGAAACCTTGTAGAACTCACGTTCGACAATGAGGGAAACCGGTATATGGAAATTGCCGGAAATTCCCGGGAAACCAAACCGACCGAAAGAGTGATCACCGGAAGTCTTTTCTGGGAGACTGACACGGCGAAGATTTTCGGATTCGATGAGACCCCCGGCGACTGGCTGGTTCAGGACAAGAACGCTACCAATATCGCCGGAGCTACCGTCACGCTCGGATCAGCGCTGACCTATGACGGCACCGAAAAAACACAGGCCGTTTCGTCGGTGGTGGTCGGTACTTCCACCTTGACAGAGGATACGGATTACAAGGTTATCCGCAACAAGGGAACTGATGCCGGAACATATACCCTGTATATCATCGGCATCGGGGAATACTGCGGATACGAGCCGAAGGCGTTCACGATTGCGAAGGCTGATGGTTCCATTGTGGCCGATCCTGCCGAACTGACCTTGACCGCTGGCGGTGATGATGGTATATCCGCCCTTACGGTGACAGGTGACGGCGAAATGTCCGTAGCGTCCAGCGCAGAATCATACGCAACCGCCTCTCTGCTGAATAACGATGTGATTGTAATTCCTGTTGCGGAAGGAAGCGCAACGATCACGGTGAGCATGGCCGCATCTGCCAACTATAACGCCGCAACGGCTACGATCTCCGTGACAGTCGAAAGCGGTGAGGAAACGTGAGTTATCTTTCCTTGTGGCAGAGAAAAGGAACCCCGATCCAGCGGATGCTTTTTGACATACTGACAGGCGATGCAGGGGAAACGCTCTACGAGAACACAGCGACCGGCAACCCGGCAACGTTCACAACGGACAAGATCAAGCCGCTTGTTTCGCTTGTCGTTCCGTTTACACCCGTGCAGGCTGGTTCCGGTGACCCTTCCCCTTCCAATGTCCGTGCAATCTCCGGGTGGACGGGATTGACCGCATATAGGACAGGGAAAAACGTTTTCCATATCAACGGGAGCGAAATGGTATCTGATGGTTGGAATAGATATTTTCCGAATCCGATAAAAAAAGCCGGAACGTATCGGTTTTCAAGTACGAACCAATGGGGTGGAACGGGGCAAAAGGGCGGCGTTGTTGCTTTTAAAAATACGCCGGCGAATTCCGCTTCACAAGTTGGGGAATTGCTTGTTTCAGCATATACGTTCGGACGGACAACGCTTTCCGTTACCGTAACGGTTACGGAAGAACAGGCGAACGCCGGGTATATCGTGTTTTACTGCAATTCAGAAGACGCCCCGGCTGAATCCTTTACGGGAGCAGAATTTCAACTTGAAGTCGGTACAACGCAAACCACATACGAAGCGTATAGCGGCGCAACCTACCCCGTAACCTTCCCGGACGGTCAAACCATTTACGGCGGCACGCTTGACCTTGTTTCCGGCGTGATGACAGTAACGCACAAGTTTATCGACCTTACGAGCATATTGATTGATTCGTGGACAAAGTCAACTTCCTATCCCGGTGGTTTTTATTGCAACATACACAACAATCATCTCGGCATAAAGGAACAGACAGACTTTATTTGTTCTCATGCAAAGACCGCACATATTCTGAGCGAATACGATTTCGGTACTTGCTACTGTGACGGATCAGTAAATATTCGCATCATGGAAAGTGGATCTGAGAAAGAAGATTGGATGGCATATCTTGCGGAACAATCACAGAACGGAACGCCTGTTTGTATTTGCGGCGAATTGGAAACCCCGCAGACCATCCAACTTGACCCGGTAACAATCCAAACGCTGATTGGCAACAATACCGTTTGGACGGACACTAACGGAACGAATACGGTTGTTTTCCTGGACAAGACACAACACCCTGTCGGGTTCGGTTCTGGATTCGGCTCAGGCTTCGGATCAGGCTTCGGGAGCGGAAACCCTGAGGAACCAGACAAACCGGACGAACCGGACGATCCTTCTGATGAATAACCACCGAAAGGTGGTTTTTTCATACCACTACGCCGGAGGGCGAAAAACTCAGGTCGGTGCATCGCCTATATTGCACCGTATAAAGGAGGCGTAACAATGGCTGGTATTTTCACAAGACCCGCACTCGACAAGATTATGGCGAACGCTGAATTAACCCCGGAGCAGAGGACGGAACAGGTATTCAGTCTGTACGGCCGAGCCCTGGACGAAGGTTATATCAGCAAGCGGGACGCTGAGGAAAGCACAGCAAGGGCCGTTGAAGCGGCGAAAGCGGGATTCAAGGTTCCTGAACCCATCGACCCGAAGACAACACCGGAATACATGGAAGTCGTGAGGGAAAGAGATATGCTCCGTGCGATCGGCGGAGAAGAGTTCCAGAGCGTCAAGCCGAAGTTCCGGGAAACAGTGTTCGGGATGCTGGACAGGGGCGAAAAGGCGGCAAGCGTGGCGGATCAGCTTTCCGGGATTAAGGAAAAGTTCGACGAGTACTTTATCCAGGAACAGGAAACGCCCAAAGCGCAGAACCTCCCGCAGTTCAGTCAAAACCCTGGAAGACAGGGCGTAAACCCGGAAAGCGAAGAGGATAAGCTGTACAAAGCTCTTTCCGATTCGTGGAAGTAATGAAAGGAGCGTAATACTCAATGGGTAACATTATCAATTATGCGGCGGTATTTAATCGCCTGCTGGATGAAAAATTTTACATCATGCCCCGCACGATGTGGATGGAAAACAGCAATCCCGGCATTGTCTGGGAGGGCGGTAAGGAAGTCAAGATTCCGAAGCTCGGCATGGACGGCCTCGGAAACATGAGCGGATACAAGGCCCCGCAGGGCGATCTGACGCTGGAATGGGAAACGAAACAGCTCCAGTGGTACCGTGGCCGTAACTTCTCTATCGGTCGGTATGACGTGGACGAAACCAATTTCGCCCTGTCTGTCGCTCCGATGCTTAACGTTTTCCTGAAGGAAAAGGTCGTTCCCGAAATCGACTGCCTGCGTATTTCCACGGCGGCCCAGGGTGCCGTTGCGTATGGCCAGGTTTCCGTACAGGCGGCCAGCGGCATCACCTCTGCGAACATTCTCGGCCTGCTTCTGGCGGACATTGCGAAGGTGCAGGACAAGATCGGCGAGACCGAACAGCTTTATATCCAGATCAGCACCGGACTGAAATCCCTGCTGGAGCAGAGCACTCAGCTTACGAAGTACCTGAACGTGAAGGACTTCCAGATCCGCAATGCGGTTCTGACGCTGAACGCCATCAACGACCAGTACCTGATCGGCACGCCTTCCGCCTATATGCACAGCGTGTTCGGACTGAATGACGGTGTGACCGGTGGTCAGACCGTGGGCGGCGTTACCTTCGCCAACCTCGGCCCGAGCATCAACTGGCTGATTGCGGCCCGTCCTGCCGTGGATGCGATCGCTCGTCCTCAGGTCACGAAGGTCATCGATCCTGACACGAACCAGGAAGGCGAGTTCTGGAAGGTCATGTTCTCCGTGTATCACGGACTGTGGACGCTGGAGAACAAGGGCGACGGCCTGCTGGTCAATGTGGACAGCGGAACCGCCGATGACCTGACCGTCACCAGCGAGGCCGGCGTCTCTGCTGGTGCCTCCACGATCACCGTTTCCGGCGTAAAGCCCGACGGGTTCAAGTATCGCTGGAAGGCCGCAAACGGCACCGCCCCGAGCGTGACCATCGGAACCGCCCTGACTGCGACCGATGGCTGGGCCGACCTGCCTGCTGACGGCAAGATCACAAGCACGAACAACTATAAGATCACGGTCGCCCTGGTGGCCGCCGGGAATAATGTGCCGATCGCCTATGGTGACGGTACCGTTTCCGCCGGAACTTAATGAGGTGACAAAATGGGCGTTGTAGACTTCACTTTTTATTCCACCGTCTACAAGGGGAGCGAGGCCGATGCGACCTCGTTCCCGGCCCTTGATGTACGGGCGGAAGATGTCATCGGGGCGATAACTCGGTGGGCGGTGGACGAAACAACGATCCAGAACCTTCCCGTGTTCGTACAAACGCTGTACAAGAAAGCAGTCTGCGCAGAGATCGACTTCGTTGCGATCAATGGTTCAGACAGCATAACAGCAGGGAGCGGAGAAGGGTTCACGGTTGGAAAGGTACACGTTGACGGAAAGTCAGGAATAAGCGCCAGCAAAGCGAACAGCGTTTCCCCGCTGGCGTTGCAATACTTGGAACAAACCGGGCTTTTATATCCTGGCGTTCCGGCTGTAATCGGGTGGTGGTAATATGCTAAGACCGATCCCCGCAAGGATTCTTCGATCAACGGCAACGGTCAAGGCCTGCACTTCTCTCGACAGGTACCAGAACCAAACGTATACGGAATACACCGTAAAAAATGTACACCTGCAACCGACCAACGAGATCAGGAAAACCCCGAATAATACCGACTGCACGCTACGGTCTATCCTGTTCGCAGACGGGAAACATTCGACACCGCTTGACTGGTGGTCACTGTTCAAGACGGCCCACGATCTCGGCGGTGACGTGAAAGTCATTGTCAGGGAGCAGGAATACACCGTATTTACGGTGGACGAACTTCGGGACGATACCGATCTGTTCCATCACTGGGAAATCGGACTGAGGTGATTCGATGCCCGTACAGATCATAGTATCGAAAACGCAAGTCGAGGCGAAAATAAAGGGCGCATGGGGGAAGGTTCTCGGGCCACTGTCGGAAGAAATACTGGCAGATTGTAACGAGTACTGCAAGGAAGATAGCGGGGCGCTGATTGCGTCCAGCCTTATCAAATCCAGACCGCAAGACGGAAAATTGATCTGGGAAACCCCATACGCCAGACGGCAATACTGGGCGATACGAACAAGCCTGACGCCCGGGCGCACCTGGAAGTGGTGCGAGACTGCAAAAGGAAAGCATAAAAACCGCTGGCAAAAGCTGGCGCAGAAAGGACTGGACGATAATCTATGAGCGCAATAAACGAAGCCGTTGAAGCGGTAATGGATATGATCGACAGCCTGGGATTGTTTTCCGAAATCCGCAGGGGCGCCCTGGGAACTGGGCCCGGGTTATGCTGTGAGATCGGCCCGAGTTATCCTGACGAAGTATACCTCGACAAAGCAATATACTTGCCGATAGACCTGACGATCAACGGCAAGAACGCAGACCTCGAAACCTTATCAAACGCCATGAACACCATTCACCATTCGCTGACGAGTGCGAAGGAATATTCATACGGCACAGGCTGGAAGATTGTCGACATAACGAATGCGAGTATGCCGCAGATCGTAGGCCGTGAGGATGATAATTCCTGGATGATGGCATCGGGGCTGATGGTTAAGGTCTATATCGAACCTTATATTCCGCCTGTTCCGCCGACACCTGATGGGCCGGACGAAGAACCAGCGGAAACCCCGGAAACGGGAGAATAACAGAAAGGGGATAAAAAATGGACGCTGTATGGGTAGACGAGCTTAACATCGGTACAACCGCCACCACGGCAACCCCGCCCGTCTGGACGTATGCGAAACTCTGCAAGGGCATTACCGGGATGACGTTCTCGGAGAATGAGCAGAACCAGCAAAACTTTTTTCTGTGCGGCAAAGGCTTCGCAGACAATGACGTGACAGGGGCCGCTCCCGAGCTGGTCATTACCGGCAAGAGGATTGTCGGCGACACGGCCCAGGATTACATCGCCGGGTTACAGTTCAAGCTCGGAGACGAGCGCCGGAGCTCGGTCAAGGTTATCACCGGCGGAAAGCAGATCACTTGCGACTGCACGATCGGGAATATCACTTCGTTCGGCGGAAATACCACCGACCAGAACGCTTTCGGATGCACGATCCGCTTCAATGGCAAGCCCACTGTAACGGACGCACCGACACAGTAACCAACCAGGGGAGGGAGCGTTTCCCTCCCCTTTTCTTCGGAGGGCTGAAAAATGTTCAAAATCTCACTGAATCGGGTGCGGGATCATATCGTCATCAAGGAAGGCGATGACGAACTGAAACTGACAGTCGATTGCGATCCCAGGATCATCGTTACGGCCCTGCAAAGGGCGCAAACAGCCTTGTTAAAGGTAAACGAGGGTTCTACGGACACAGAAAAAAAGGACGCCTCTACGGCGCTTTCTACGGCGATTTTCGGCGATGCTCAGACAGAGCAGTTATTCGCTTTTTATAGCGGGGATGCGGCCTGCGTTGCCATGGTATGCAGTCAGTATTTCGAGAAAAGACTGGCGAAGAAGATAACCAGGGCGCAAAAGAGGGCGAAATGAAGTTACAGGACAGCCTGCCGGATCATGTGATGGTCAAAGGGAAAAAGGTTCGGCTGGACTTAGAATACCGGAACGTTTTGAAAATGATCGACACGCTGGCCCGGGATGACCTGATGCCGGACGCCCGGGAATGGCTGGCGATGAAGTGTATATGCAGACATCCCAGGAAAGGCATGATAGCAGATGTCAAAAAACTGCTTTTCCCTGATACAAAAGAGCAACACGAAAGAATTACGGACTTCGAGCAAGATGCCGAGCTGATCCGGGCGGCGTTTATGCAGGAATACGGAATAAACCTGTTTCGGGAAAGGTTGCACTGGTTCGAGTTCGTGTGTTTCCTGTCTTGTCTGCCGGTCGGGAGCAAGTATACGGACATCCTGAATATCCGTATCAGGCCGATGCCTGCGGCGACCAATTACAATTCTGAGGAACGGGCGTGGCTGGCAAGAGCAAAAGCCGAGTTCGCCTTAAAGCTGGATGATAAGGAACAGGAACAGGCGTACTCGAAGGGCGTACAGAAACTCGGGGCGATGCTGATGGCGCTCGCCGGGGAGGGGGACAACAATGGCGGACGGACAAGTAGTATTCGATATAACGGGCAACAATCAGCCGATTCAGAAATCGCTGAACGAAACGACACAGAAAATCCAGGACGAGAGCAAAAAATGGGATCAGTCGGTTGACAATTCCTCCGGCAATATTTCGAGCTCCCTGGTCGGGGCTTTCAAGGCCGTTGTTGGCTCGGCGGCGTTCATCAAGATCGGGCAGATGCTTCTCCAGCTCGGCGGGGAATCTATACAGCTCGCATCCGATTTGGAAGAGGTCCAGAACGTTGTCGATGTGACCTTTGGAACCGAGGGCGCAAAACAGATTGAATCCTGGGCAAAAGCGGCATCCTCGCAGTTCGGCCTCACGGAATTGCAGGCGAAGCAGTATTCCGCAACCCTGGGAGCCATGATGAAGTCAAACGGCATGACCTCCGATGAAATCCTGGACCTGTCAACGAACCTTGCAGGTCTGGCGGCGGACATGGCCTCTTTTTACAACATGGATTTCGATACTGCGTTCTCGAAGATTCAGTCCGCAATGTCGGGAATGACGCTCCCGATGCGACAGCTCGGTATTGATATGACCGAGGGTTCCCTGGCCTCTTTTGCCATGGCCGAGGGAATGGAGACCGCATACAGCAAGATGTCCGAGCAGGAGCAGATGCTGGTCCGCTACCGGTATTTGATGTCTGTTACCGCAGATGCGCAGGGCGACTTCGCCCGGACATCGGACAGCTTCGCAAACAGCCAGCGCAGGATGGCCACCGGCTTCGATACACTCAAGGCCCAGCTCGGCCAGGCACTTCTCCCGATTGCGACCGATGTTTCCAATGCGATCAACGACCTGCTGGATGTGCTGACCTACGTTCCACCGGAAACGGCTTTCGATAAGGCCGAAGAAGCAATGGCGGATGCCGCAGGGCAGGCAACGCAGGCACAAGGCATCCTCGGCTACATGGACAAGCTGTATGCAAAATACGGCGAAGCGGCGACACAAACGAACGAATGGGCAACGGCCCTCGAACGCTTGAAAGAAGTTATGCCGGAGGTCAATCAATTTATTTCAGACGAGACCGGCGAACTCACCGCAACGAACGAACAGCTCCGGGAGTATGTCGAGAATCGCAAGCAGGCATTGATCGAAGAAGCAAAGGCCAACGCCATCAAGCAGTTAAACAACGAGTACGCCCAGGCCGGCGTCGATTACTATACTGCAGAAATCAACCGGGACCTGGCCCAGGAACAGGCGAACGAGGCGGCCTACGAAATGATTGATTATATCATCCGGGGCCTTAAAGCCGAACAGCAGAAGAACGGCTATTATGAAGAAGACCTGTTTACCGGGATGCTGAACCGGGATGAATGGATCCGCCGCATGGAATCCGGCAGTATCGGGGTTGATGAAATCATACGCCGGGCGAAGAATGCATCCGTTACCCTGGGCGAGCCTATCGAAACCGTCCAGAAGTACGCCGACATCTATAACGAGCAAATGGCGGCAGTAAGCAGTGCCAATACAAGCATGACGGACCTGTCGAAAAAGATGGGCGACCTTGAGGCGGACATCCAGATTGCAAACCAGGCCCTCGAAAGAATGGCGGCGGCCGCAGGTGCGGCGGCGACAAATCTCACCATAACCCAGGCGAGCACAATGGGCTTCCAGGGCGGGCTGTTCCTGGGATCGTTTGACAGCGGCCTCGATTATGTTCCACGGAACGGCCTCGCCTACATTCACCAGGGCGAGCGCATCCAGACAGCCGCAGAGGCTTCGCTGATGCGCATGATGGGATCCACGCAACCCGCCGTTGATTATGGCAATATCGGGGCGGCCCTGTGGAGCGGTGCCCCGAAGATGGGCGGGGATGTATATCTCGATGGCCGGACGGTCGGGAAAGTGCTTTCCGAAATCCAGGGAAGAAGTTATAGATCACTGCAAAGGAGCGGATGGCAGGCATGATTATTTTTGACGGCATTGACCTCGCATCCGTGGCGAATGTCAAGATCGAGGACATCGTGGTCGGCCCGATCCAGAAATCGCCCATTGCACAACCTCGGGCGATTCAGGGCGGGTCGCAGTTCATCCGGCCGCATGATGGCACCCGGACCGTGACGGTCACGTTTCAGGTTAAGGAGCAGAACCAGATTATTCGGGAGCAGAGCATCCAGAATATTCAGGCCTGGGCGAAAGACTATCCCTGCAGGCTGGAGCTCCCGCATCAGCCGGACAAGTATTTGATGGCGGCATGTACCGAGCTCCCGAACCCGTCGCTCCGTCAGTGGTGGCAGATACTCCGGCTGTCGTTCACCTGCTTCGATCCATATTGGATCAGCAAGGCCGAAAAGTCGGTCGCCTGCGGGACCGAGTTTGTCGCCCTGGGCGATGTGCCTCCCCTCGTCAGGATCGAAAGAACGCTGGCGGCCCAGGCGAGCGATCAGCTCTATGTCATGAACGGAAACACAATCGCATTCTCCGCAATTCCGGCCGGGGATATGATCATTGATCTGGACAAGCAGACGGCGGCGGTCGGCGGGGTTTCCTTCATGGCGAACTACAATGTCAATTCGAAATGGCTTGTCCCGAAGACCGGGGCCCAGACCGTCACCGGGACCGGGACCGTGAAATGGCGTGAGAGGTGGGCGTGATGGAATTTATTTTTTTGAACGCCGCCGGAACGACATTGTTTTCCAGGTCGGACATGATGGACGGTCACTGGACGGAACACGAATACAGCGTCACGGCAGTATTTCCATTCGATAAAAACAAGCTCATTCAAAAAGGCCAGCGGATCGCCTTCCGTGATCCTGCTACTGATAACCTGGAAGTGTTCGAAATCCAGGTGGTAACGAACTCGGAACCTGACCATTTACAGCAGATCACAGCGGAACACATTGCGCTTGCGGAGCTGTCAGATGAACACCTGAACAACGCGAAAATAACCGGAAAAACGGCATCAGAAGCGCTTACAACTGCACTGACTGGTACATTATGGAGCGTAGGCACGAACACCGCTTCTGGTACCCAAAACGCCGATTTTAAGAGGGGCTCGGTGTGGAACGCTGTCGGTACAATTCAAACGAACTGGAATGTTTACATAACGCCCAGGGTGGTTATCAGTTCTGCGGGGGCGATTACTGGAAGATACCTGGACATCGCCCCGGCTGGCGGTACGTTCCGGGGCCTGAGGTTGTCCATTCGCAAAAACATGAGCGACCCGCAGGTCACGTATTCGGACGAGGATGTTTATACGGCCCTTTATGGTTACGGTGCAAGCGTGGACAAGGCTGTTACGGGCCAGGATGACGAAAGCGTAGAACTCACTTTTGCGGACGAGGTATGGACTGCGACAGCAGAACACCCGGCGAAGCCTGCAAACCAAACGTATCTGGAATGGCCGGAAAAGACTGCGCTGTACGGCAGGAATGGTCGGCCCCGATATGGGTATTACCAGAACGCCAGCATAAAAGACGCAAGCCTTTTGCTCGAAAAGACCTGGGAAAGCCTGAAAGTCGCCAGCGAACCTAAAATCCAGATTGCCGGAACGGTAACAGATATGCACCGGTTGGGATATAACGACCAGCCGTTGCGCTGGCATGATACAGCCATTGTCGAGATCGAGGAAACCGGCGAACTGTTCAATAAAGAAATCATACAGCTCGACATCGACCTGGTTAACCCTGAAAACAACCGACCGATCATCGGCAGTTATATCCCGAACATTATCTATATCAATCGGGAGACAGACAAAAAGGCTGGCGGTGGCGGTGGCGGTGGGCGCCATGGGGATGACAACAACGAGGACGAGGAACAAAGGTTTTATACTGAGTTTATCAGAACACAGCAGATGATCGGCATGGTCGCCGGAATCAAGGATGGCGACACGTATATCAAGGCCGGGCAGATTGTTGTTGCGATCAATGATGACGGTGGAACCACTGCGTTAATTCAAGCGGACACAATCGACATTGACGGCATTGTCGAAAGTTTGACCGCATACGAATTAACCGTTCAAGTAATAAACGCACAAGAAGGCGAATCGGTTTTCCTGTCCATTGACGTAGCTGAAACTGTAAGGTGCGAAAGCGTCGACGCTTCCGACGTCAGCGCAACGGATATTTCTGCCGGAACCGTCAGTGCGTCGACAAGTTTGTCGGTTGGTGGAACTGGTGCAAGTTGGCAATCATATTCGGCTCGTTGGGTCGGACTTAGCACGCAAAAGTACATACTAACCGCCGCGTCAAGCGGAAGTACAACGCCAACCGGGACAGTTACCGGGCGAGTCGTTACGTCGTACACGGACACGACGATTCATTATCTTGGATATTAAGGGGGCCAGCATGGAAAAATCAAGGATAAATGACGGTCGTGGGTTATGGGATAATGAAGGCGTTTGCGACAAGGGAATATCCCTTTGCAACTCCGCATTAAAAGACCTTATTTCCGGCCAGTATCTCGCCTTCGTTAATAAGCTCGAGCAGGTCACACAGATTTTTGCGAATCTGAAAAGCGGGATAAAAGCGGATCGTGAATCGCTGGAAGAAAAGATCGAAGAATTGAAAAGGATGAACGATGCGCTGGTTGAAGAAAAGACCGGACTTCCGGTAGAAAAGGACGGTGCTGAGTAATGATCGAAACATGGTACAATCAGGAACTTTCGGAACCGGTGAAAGTGCAGTACCTTCATGGAAATATGTTTTCGCAGGATAATAACGGGAATCTGATCGGCGTGAACGTATTGCAGAACGGACAGGCCGCAATCATTGCCGGTACGGTTTCCGCTTCCGTGATCCGGGCGGACGGTTCCACAGTGGCGGTATCCGGCACACGTTCCGGAAATAGATGCTCCGTCACGCTTCCACAGGCGTGTTACGCGGTCCCCGGTGTTCTGTCCGTCGTTATCAAGCTGACCAACGGCGAAATGGTTACAACCCTGTGTGCGGTGGTTGCGAATGTGTACCGCACGGCAACGGATACGGTGGTTGATCCCGGAATGGTCATCCCGGATATTGCCGCGCTGATTGAATCCATCGAGCAGGCAGTTGATTCCATCCCGCTGGACTATTCCGCGCTGTCCAACGGTTTCCGCGATGCTATGGAAACAGCATACGGATTAAGTGCTCCCGGAACGTTTTCCAGCTATACGATCAAGAGGTCGGACGGAACGACCGCAAGCTCAACGGCGTACAAAATAACTGATTTTATTCCTGTAACAGGCGAAGAGGTTATTTACACAACGTCACCGACTGCAAACGCCACAGTTCTGAGCGAGCGAGCGACCATTGCGTTCTATTCCACGAATGCGGCAAGCGGATATATTTCGTCCGAGCCGTTCACGTCCGGCACACAAGCGTCAATCTTGTGGCAATCTACCAAAGTACCAACGGGCGCAAAGTATATGCGGATTTGCATCGAAGGCACATTGACCGCACAATTTAGGTGCATCCAGGTGTTCCCGATTGCAGACATTGAAAAGGCGATTAAACAAACGGGACAGAACAACATCGAATACATGGCAGACATCAGAAACAAATATGTGACACGGGAAGGAACAGAAGCGGGAAACGGTTTGATCCGGTGTTCCGATTATATTCCGCTGAATGTCAATGCGGTAAAGGTGCGCATATATGCAAAGGCCGGGAATAACGTAGTATACCCTTCTGTGTGTTTCTATGATTCAAGCAAAACGTTCCTGGCGTACAGGGAACCGACAACCGTTGATTCTTCAGGGATAGTCCAATATAATCTGATGACTTCCGCGGATATAAAAAATGCCAGATATATCCGGTTTAATCAATCCAATGTTGTGAGCGATGCAGACAAATGCTTGTTTGAACTTATTTCAATTCCGATTCACGTTCAGAAAAGCGCAAACCTTGCACAGACAAACGTTGGCGCAGATGACATCGAACCGAACGGGATTATGTACAGGTTCGACTCAGGCAACGAAAGCAACCTGCCATATTCCGGCTGGCTGGGAAATATGTTCTCCGTATATGGAGGGGACGGAACGGCGGACAGTTCGGGTGCCGGAGTTCTTGCGCTTGGTCACGGTGGCAGGATGCATTTCCGTGATAACTGGGGATCGCCAAAGGCGTGGAGAAACTGGGACGAAGTTGTGATTGACAAAACACAGCGGTTTTCCGGTGCGTTTGAAAGCACGCCGACAGTTGTGGATACCGGGATAAACCTTGAACCGAATACGCCGTATGTTGTTCACTTCAACTCTGCGATTACCGGGCTGATCAACATTTACGGAGCCGGAAACACAAGCAATGTGGCGCGGGTAAACGCAAACAAGAGCGAGGCGATTTTCAAAACAGACGGCACGCAAAGAAAGCTGTACCTGTACAACTATGACGGAAACGCGGACAGCATTGACCTGGTTGTTGCTCCGCTTCGAAGCATGGTTACGCCGGTAAAAAAATACTATGTTTCGCTCACCGATCCAATGGCGGATTATTCCTCGTTTACGCAGTGCTTGCTCGACTTAAAAAATGATTTTTCAGAAAAGATCATTTATGTGGACGGCGGCGATTATGACATCTTTGCAGAGTATGAAGCGGCGGGAGTTCCGGCGTACACGGGATCAGACCCTACATACGATTACTTTGATTACTGCGTATGGGTTCCGAAAAACACACACATTATCGGCCGCGGAATTGTGCGCCTGATGTGGATGCCTGATGCTGAAGACGTTACATACAATCAGAGCGCAACCGTCAGCCCGCTGAACGTTGCCGCATCCTGCACGATTGAGAACATCGAAGTGCATTGCAAAAACGGTCGGTACTGTCTTCACAATGATGCGCTGGGAAAGGCGGGATATGTCGGAGCAATCCAGATTTATAAAAACGTCCGGTTTGTAAAGTACGCCAACGATACGGGACTGGGATGGACGCACACAATCGGGTTCGGAATCGACCAGGAAATGCGAAATGAATACATCAACTGCGACTTCATCAACGAAACAACCGGGCGGGCGTTTTATGGTCACACAAGGAACACGGTCGGCGGTGTGACGATGACCGAAGCAAAGAGCAGCGACATTTTCGTGACAGATTGCGTGATTGATGCACAAGGAACGGAGTGCGTGAAACTGGCGAACGTCACGAACACGGCACTTCATGTGCGTACACGGTTTGCCGGGTGTTATATCCGTGGATTGGTAAACATTGCTGATTCAACGGCAGGAACGAACGCAAGGAACGCGTTTGATGTCACTTTCCTGAATTGCGGAAACGTGACGGCGCACGTTGATGACAGCAGCAACCCGTATCCGATCAAAGCCTACAACACGACGGTTACGAACGCATAAGACGAAATGTGCGGAGGTAAAGCCATGCTGGAATGGATTGCGTTGATTTCAATTATCGTAATTGTGATGAAAGTATGCGAAAAGCACGACGAAGAAGACGATGATGACGAAAGGATGATTTGGTGATCATTCTGAAATGGATCGCGGCGGTAATGCTGATCGCGCTGGCAATGTATGTCAGCGCGATCACCGTCGCGGCGGTGTTGGATGCCGTTGAGAGGAGGCGCCGGAAGAATGAACAACGCAAAGCAGGTCGATGAACTGGTCGCCAGGTTAAAGTCTGAGGGGGTTCCGTTTTCCGAAGCTGTATGGCAAACAGCCCTCGCCTGCGTTGGCTGGCCCTACGTGTTCGGGGCCTGGGGCGCATACTGCACGACCAGCGAGAGGAAACAGAGATACAAGTACAACAACGTTGCGAACATCCTGCAATCCTGCCAGCAGTTACGGAGTTCTGATCCGAAGGGAACCTGTAACGGCTGTAAATGGTACCCGGACGGAGAACGTGTGCGGTGCTATGACTGCCGAGGTTTCACGGACTGGTGCTTAAAACAGTTCGGGTTCGACCTGGAAGGCGAGGGCGCCACTGGCCAGTGGAATTCGAAAAAGAACTGGAAAGCGAAAGGCCTGGTCGTTGAAGGGATCCCGCAAGGCGTGATCGTCTGCCTGTTTTACAGGAAGAAAGACGACCAGACGAAAATGGCGCATACCGGACTGTATTACAACGGGGAAACATGCGAGTGCGGGAACAACGTCCAGCACGCCACAAAAATCAATAAAAAATGGACGCATTGGGCGGTTCCGGCATTCGATGGGGTTATTGTACCAGAACCCACGACACCGGCCCCAACGCCGGAAAAAACGCTGAAAAAAGGCGATAAGGGCGAAGCCGTTAAATGGGTTCAGAATGAACTGATTGAAAGAGGTTACGACCTGGGAAAATGGGGCGCAGATGGCGACTTCGGCAAACAGACGCAGAAGGCCGTGAAGGCGTTCCAGAAAGCGCACGGGTTGCCTGAGGATGGAATCGTTGACGAAGCAACGATGAAAGCCCTGGAAGAAAGACTGTATACGGTGACGATTCCTTGTTTGTCAGCGGAGAAGGCGGACGAGGTTATAAAAGAATACGGCGGGAGTAAAAAATTGGAGGGGTGAAAATATGCTCGAGTTTATAGCGAAATATTGGCTGGAAGTTTTGTTCGGGGCCGTTTCGACTGGCGTAAGCGTTGCCTTGCGAAACGTCAATAAAAGACTGAAAGAGGAAAAAGAAAGAAACCAGGCAATCGAGAACGGTCTGCGTGATGTTCTGCGCCTGCAAATACTGGACAACTACGAAAAAGCGAACCTCGATGGGAAAATATCCGTCAGCCGAAAGGACGCTATCGACTCAGCGTATAAGTCGTACCACGCACTGGGAGGTAACGGCACGATAACTCAGATTCACAACGAGATAATGGAAATGCCGATTTTATAAGGGAGGGTAAAAAATGAAACATCTGGTTCGAATTCTGCTCGTGATCCTGTTCCTGGTTCCTGGACTGGCAATGGCGGAAGAACTGGCCGAGGTTGCTGTGGAGGTGGTCGCCTCAGAACTGCCGACACAGCCGGTAACCTGGGCGCAACTGGCCACGATTGGCGGAGCTTCGATGGCGACAATGCTGATCGTCCAGATACTGAAACTTCCGCTTGATAAGGTATGGAAAATCCCGACCCGGATCATCGTGTTCGTGATTGCGTTTATCGTGCTCATCCTGGCGACCTATTTTACGACAGGCCTGGACGCCAGCACGGCACTTCTCACGGTTATCAATGCGGTGATCGTGGCCCTGACCGCCATGGGCGGGTACGAGCTTACGTTTGCGAAGCTCGAAAAAAAGTAACAGGCAAAACCATTCCCCGGAGAAATCCGGGGCTTTTTTTATTGTCTGAAATGGGAACAAAACCGAACCATATCGGATAAGCATATTCGGCATACCGGAAAACGGGCGGAAAACGTGCCATTTACGAGTTCCAGATCGATGATGTATAAATTATCCTTCGTCGGCGAACTCGAGATTCGGCGCAAAAACGTGGTAATAAATCGAACCAGATCGGATAAAAATCGGCTTGATGATTAAAATTTATAGCATCGTGGCATAGGATGATTAAAAAATCAAACATCCTGGATTGAACCCCGTTTGAACCCTGAAAATGGTTCTTTTTTTCTGATTTTACATTCTGCCATGGCAAACAGAAAACCTCGGAGCTTCGAAAACTCCGAGGTTTTAACCGCTCCCCAGGTAGGGCTCGAACCTACAACCCTTCGGTTAACAGGTGAAATATTATACGACTTGCGATGCGTTATTTTTCAATCATCGCAGGCTGTTCGTTTTCTTCCCGAACCCCGGATTGAACCCGAAACAGCCGATTTTCCACTTTTTCCCGTTCCTTTTCCTGACGGTCGTCTGATACTGAATCGTAGACCGCCAGGATCATTTTAGCGTCTGCGTGGCCCATCCACCTTCGGGCCGTGTTCAGTTCTACGCCCGAATCCCTGAGGAAAGCACAAAAGGCGTGGCGTAGTGTATATGGAACAATGTCGAAGTCGATCCAGGGCTGGGCGCCTGTTCCCTTCTTTTTCCCGTACCAGCGTTTCTGAACTCCGTTTATTGCGGTTTCCATACAGAAGAGATAACTCGACCAGGCCGTTTTCCATGTCTGGATCGTTACTGGTTCCCCGTGTGCTGATGTAATGACGTTGCCGTGTCGGCCTGATAACGCCTGTTTTAAGGGCTGGAACAGCGGTACCTGTCTATTCGACCAGTCCGTTTTTCCTTCGTCTGTAAAGGCGTATTTCTGGCCGTTTACGTGGGCTGTCTGGCGTACCGTGATGATATTATGCTCGAAGTCGACATCCCTGTCAACGTCCAGGGCCTTGACTTCCTGAGGGCGCAGGCCTGCGTAAAGCATACACATAACGGCAGGCCAGGCCCGGTGATCGGTGCAAAGGGTTTCGATATATGTTCTTTCCTGCTTCGCCAAAATGCGTTCTTTCGGTTTGTTTCCCTTGTGAGGTTTGGCGGACTTATCCCTGGCAGGGTTAAAAGAAATCAGCCCGTCAGCCTGGGCGGCATCGAACAGGGCACAATAAAGCTGTTTCGCTGAACGAATGTACGAGTTGGAAAGGCCTGCGTATTTATCTGAATATATGCGCTTGATGTCTGATGGCAGAACCTCGGCGATGCGTTTTGTTCCTATTATATCGACCAGGTGTTGCATATGGATCGCCAGCCCGGTATACGTGGAATCACTGACAGCAGGGTACGAGCGTTTTAACCATGGCAGGGCGTAGTCGGAAACAGTCTGCCGGATCAGGCCTGTTTTTTCCTGGCGGATAAAATCATCCCGGAGGGCGAACGCTTCCTCAGGTGTTGCGCCGTAGAATTGAATGTCGTGGTACTTACACTTGTATCGCCCGTCTTTCCTCTTTTTGAGTGTGGGCTTTTTCTGTCGTGGCATTTTATTCCTCGTATAAATCCATATAATGTCCGAAATCTGCCAGGGCTGATTCGTCATCGGTGGAAAGATACGGCTGGAAGGCGAGGAAGTTGGAAAGATAATCGGAGAACTGGGAACGGACTTGCCGGTTCAATTCTGCTGGCACGTGTGCCGGTAATTCCTTCCTCATGGCAGAAAGACAGCGCTCGTAACATCCGGTTACCGAACCAACGACCTCGACTGTCAGTTTAACGCCTGCGTTCTGCAATGCCTGGATCAGCGGACGAGGGCAAAGCAGATGATGCGCAAAGCAATAGGCTTCGGCTGTTCTCACTTGTTCCGGTCTGGTTCCGTCATGCCCGAGAACGATGTGGCCGAGTTCCCTGGCAAGCGCCCGTTGTAGCATATACATCGGGAGCCGTTGATTATATACGACTATATATTTCAGGTTTCCAGATGATACGTGGAAGGTTGCGGCGTCCTGGGATTCGCCGAACATGGGAACGAGGTTACTGCGCTCGATGTCGGTGAGATCCGACATTTCGGCAAAGGACAATACCAGAACCCCGGGCGTGCGTTTGAATATCGGCAGGGGGATGATCGGGGCGGTGTTGATACCGTTATCAATGATTGTTTGCATCGCCAGCGTGGCGGCCCTGTCAAAATTCGGTTTCATGTTTCCTCCGTAAATAATTCAGGATGATTAGATAACATCGCTTTAACGACGTTCAAGACCTGTTCCCGTTGATCCTTCGGCAGTTTATCCATGGCCCCGGAAACAATTCTCGCCTCGATGGTTCGGGGCGTGTTTTTTATTTCCTTTGATAGATCGACAACGCCTTTTCCCAGGACAACGAGTTCGTCTACCTGGAAGAACTCCGCCAGTTTTTTCAGGCGTTCCCCTGACGGGTCTTTCCTGCCCGATTCCCAGTCGCTGACGGTTGGCTGTGCGACACCGACAATCAGGGCGAGTTCTTTCTGCTGGATACCCTTCTTTTTTCGCAATTCTCGAATAATGTTCATGCCTTCGACCTCCGATAGCTATATTATACGCCCGATATATAGCTATGGCAATGTAAAAAAGTTGGCGAAATATCGCCAAAATGTATTGACTTGATAGCTATACAATGGTATATTGTTGTCACAAGGTGATAAACGGCTATATTGAAGGGGGTGAAGAAATGAACCAGATTAAGACGCTCCGACTGAAAAAGAAACTTTCTCAGGTGGAAGTCGCCCGGAGTGCTGGAATCAGTCAGCCGTACCTTTGCGACCTGGAAAACAACCGCAGGGGTGCGAAGCCTGAAACCTACAAGCGTATTGCGGAAGTGCTGGAGGTTCCCGTTGAAGAACTGTGCGAGGTGAGCTGATGGAACGACTGGTTACGGTGAAGGATATGGCGGAACGGTACGGATGTTCCCTGCCGACTGCCAGAAAATACCTTCGACAGATGTTCCACTACGAGGCCCCGTTGACTGCTCCGAGATGGGCGCTGGATGAATGGGAAAACAAAAGGGCCACCGGCCCAGCAACACAACGAATCATAGTACCGAGAAAGAGGGCGTAACAAATGATTAAAAGCGAAGAACTTCTCAAAATGCTGAACGAAAAGGTCGATGACATCAAGTTCGACAACCCGGATACCAGCGTTGCCCGTGCTTTCAATAATGGCGTGATGGCAATCGCATACGCAGTCGCCGCTATTACTCTGAAACTTGAAAGCGAGGTGAACTGATATGCGGTACAGGTTATTTGATGAAGAAGAACAGCCGACCACGGAACCGATGGAAACAATCGCAACCGGTCTGAAACAGGCCCGAGACAAAATTCAGGAGGCGCTGGCAATTATCAGAGGGTTGCCCGAATCCTCCCTGGATGACCAGATCGCAAACTTCGACAACACAGCCGAACGGCTGGAAATGAAAATGGACGAGCTTGCCTGCTCGATCCAGTGAAAGGAGGGGAAGAAATGAAAGGGCGGTACTGCTACAACCCGATGACGCCCAGGAAGATCGGCAGGCGTGTTACCCTGGCCGACAGGATCAGACGGGCCATGGCAAAAAGCAGAGCAGAACGGCCTGATGTATTTGAAGTCATCGGGTACTGCGCTCCGGTGTTTCCCAAAAAGTAAAAACCCGGCAGTTCACGCTACCGGGTGAGAATCGAGGGCGAACTCAAATTCACAACGACAGTATATCACAGATGGAGGGCGAACGCAATGGTAACTTACGAAGACATTCAGAAGGCAAACGAAGGCCTGGAAGGGATCGACCTGAAAGGCAAAAATTACGTGATGGTTCCGCAGAGGGTTAAGGCCTTCCGCAAGCTGTTCCCTGGCGGGTTCATCAATACCGAGCTTGTTTCCCATGATGGAACAACCGTCATGATGAAAACCCAGGTCGGTTACTACGAAGGCGGTGTGCCTGTGATCCTGGGAACGGGATTCGCACAGGAAGTCAAGGGCCGTGGAATGGTAAATGGAACCAGCTACATCGAGAACTGCGAAACGTCAGCAGTCGGCAGGGCGCTCGGGTTCCTGGCCCTGGGCATTGACGGAGGCGGTATCTGTTCTGCCGAGGAACTGGCGAACGCCATCAAGGGGCAAGAGCAAATCAAGGCCGAGGAAAAAGAAATCGCACACCCGCCGATTTCTGAGGGTAAACAGGTAAAAACCGTGAGCAAGGTTCCGCCGGTTGACAATCCCGTCCGGGAGTACATCGAGAGTGAAATCCAGCAGATGTCCGAAATGCTGGGGATTGAATACCTGGAAGGGGTAAAGAAGTTCGGCGAGTTCAGGAAATCCCTTATCGCCGGCGGTGTGATCCCGAACACTGCAAAGATTACGACCATGGAAGAAGCGAAGGCGACATTCGATGCCATTTACAAAACCTTCGCTCCCTCGGAGGGTGAGTAAATGATCGGCAAGTTGAAAGACCTGCTCCGGTTGTCCGGTGGTGAGTGGTTAATATCACTCACCACCCGGGACGACCCCGGCAGTCTGTTTGATGAATTGAAAGGGGCCGCAGTCAAGATTGAAATCAAAAAGGCCAGCAAGCACCGCAGTTTATCAGCAAATAATTACGCCTGGGTTCTGATCGACCAGATTGCCGCAAAGACCGGCATTTCCGTTGATGAAGTTTACAGGTCAGCCATACTGGACATCGGGGGCGTAAGCGACTATTACGGCATGAAGGAAGAAGCGTACGAAGCTTTCTGCGAGTTGTGGACTGCCGGACACCTGGGGCGACAGGTAGTATTGATACCTGGTAGCAGTAAGCCCGGTTGGATAAACGTTAGGGCGTACAAAGGTTCCAGCGACTTCGATTCTGCTCAGATGGCAAGGCTAATTGACAGCCTGGTACAAGACGCAGAAAACCTCGGGATTCCGACAGTACCGGACAGCGAGGTCGAAAGGATGGTCAGCAGATGGGGAAAGAACCAAAGTCAATCATGCAAAAAGGTGAACCCCGATGCTACATCTGCGGCAGGGTAACAGGACTGGAACGACACCACGTGCTCGGAGGCGTTGCGAACCGTCCATTGTCCGAAAAGTATGGATTATGGGTGTGGTTATGCCACGAACATCATACCGGCAAGGATGGCGCCCAGTACAACCGGCAGATCGGTGACAGTCTGAAAAGGCTGGCGCAGATCGCATTCGAGGCCAGGTACAGCCGAGCCGAGTGGATGGAAACATTCCGAAAGAATTATCTATAAGAAAGAGGGCGAACAAATTGTTTGGCGAGGTATACGAGAAGAACTGTTGCGGTAACTGCATACATTACGATGGTCGATACTGTACTGCAATGTGGAACAACCTCGATCCTGATTACTGCAATCCGAACACGGACGAAAGAGAACCAGACGAATATTGCGATATGTGGGAATGGGAGGGCGAATAACATGACACAGTGCGAACGGATTCTTAACTTCATGGATCAGCACGGGGCGATCACGCAGGCCGATGCCGATACCCTGAGGATCAAAAGACTGGCGTCCAGGATATGCGAACTCCGCCAGCGGGGCCATAACATCACGAGCGAATGGGTATACGGCAAGAACGAGTACGGCCCGTGGAAGTGTGCGAAGTACCGGAGGGTGCAATGAAGTATTTGAAAGTCTGGACGTCCTTCCTGGATGTCATAGGGCCGTTGTCAGACGAGGAAAAAGGCAGGCTGTTCGGCATGATGCTCAGATATGCAGAGAATGGCGAGGAACCTGCCGAGTTCCCCGGAAATGAGTTCTTTATATGGCCTGCGGCAAAGCAGATGATCGACCTGGCCGCCGAGAAGGCCGAAAAGCTCAGAGAGAACGGCTCGAAGGGTGGATATGCAAAAAGCAAAAACAGGCAGATCGTAGCAGATGTTAGCAAACCCTGGCAAAACGTAGCAAACGATAGCAAAAGTCAGCAAAGCGTAGCCTATAAAGAAAAGAAAGGAAATGAAAAGAAAGGAAAAGAAACAGAATCATTTTTAACCGATGCCGAAGCCGCAGAAATCCAGGGCGATCACGATCAGATACTGGATGCGGCACAAAACGCCGGTTTCAAGGGTTCCCCAGCCGAAAGGGCCGGACTGCTTAACCTGTACGCAATGTACGGAACTGCGAAAGTGCTTTCTGGGATTCAGGAATGCGTAACACATTCGGCACCGAACCTGGCATATCTGACCGCAGTTCTGAAAGGCACCGGAAAGAAAAAGGACGCCTGTGATCCTCACGGTTATGAACAGCGGGATTATTCAGGGGCGCAGGCTGACGCAATCCGGCGCATGATGTCGGATGACTGGGGCGAGGACGAGAAGGGCGGTGCAGTGAGTGGATAACCCGTGTAAAGGTTGCACAAGGCGGATGCGTACTGTGGAGGATAAACTGTACGACTGTCACGACCACTGTGACTTATACCAGGCATGGAAATACGAACGTTCGGAAATTCTGAACCGGATGCGGCTGGAAAAGGACGGGTACACGGATCACGACAATCAGCCGTACTGGAAGAAACACAAGAAAAGCTCGAAAAGGGGGCAATGATTATGTTTTTAGGGCTGGCGTGGTACTGGTGGGTAGCGATCATCCTGTTCCTGCTGTGGGTTATTAAAACGACATGATCTGCGATGTGTGCCGGTTCCAGAAAGGAAACTATTGTACGAAGTACGGTATGTACGTTTTCAGCAAAAAAGATTGTAAGGGAATGGAGGTACGAAGAAATGAATTCGTTGACGATAATCGGGAACCTGACAAAAGAACCGGAACTGCGGACAACGCAGGCAGGGAAAGAGGTATGCACGTTTACCGTGGCGGTGAACAGGCCCAGGAAGAATAACGAGGAACAGGGGGCCGACTTCTTCCGGGTAAGCGCATGGAACGAGCTCGGGAAACTGTGCGCCCGGTATCTGGACAAGGGTCGGAAGGTGTGCGTTGTGGGGCCAGTGAGCGTACACGCATACGAAGCCCAGGGAAAGGCCTGCGCCAGCCTGGAAGTGCTGGCAAACACGGTCGAGTTCCTTTCCCCGAAGGGCGAGGAAAAACCGGTACCTGTTCAGGTGGACGAACTGCCGTTCTGTTAACGAGGTGATAGCATGAAACAGGAAAACCCCGCAAAGGCCTTTTTACGGCGATATTTGGCCGTTTCCGGGCGGATCAGTGCATTGCAAAGGGCAATCGACAGGGAACTGGAACGGGCCGCAAATACGAGCATTACGCTGAAAGAAATACGTGTGCAGAGTTCACCGGCCCACGACATGATGGAAACGAACATCGTGAAGGCGGTCGATGCGACTGCTCAGTTGCAGGCAGAGATCGACAAGGCGAACGAAATTCTGCGGGAAATCCTTGCGGCTATCAACTATGTAAAAGATGAACAGCAAAAAGAACTTTTGACAAGACGATACATCACAGGCCAGGACTTCCGAGCAATCGGAGAAGCGATGCACTATTCAGAAACCAGGGTATTCGTAATCCATGGTCGGGCGTTGCTGGTCGTGAATGAGTGGTTACGGAGGGCGAACATTGATAAAGGTTGAAGCGTGCCCGTTTTGTGGGCTGTATGGGAAAGCAAAAAGCCGGTATTCGGATAACTCGATGAGTTTATTCTGGTTCGTCCAGTGCATCGGATGCAAGGCGAAGACAGGGAACTACGATACGAAGGAACAGGCCGTGCGTGCCTGGAATGGGAGGGCGCAACCGGTTGTCGATCCGCCTAATTTCGGCAGACTTCCAGACAATATCAAGGCTTACAAGCGTCCGATAATCGGAGAATGACAGAGGGCGAACATGCGAGACAAGATTTTACTGCGCCAGTTACAGGCGTTACCGTTAACAGCAAAAATCACGCTTGCTGAGCAACGGATAGTCGAATGGTATGAACACTACGACGGAAAAGTTTGTATCAGCTTTTCGGGAGGGAAAGACAGCACCGTACTTGTCGACCTTGTTCATGGTATTTACCCTGACGTTCCGCTTGTGTTCTCGAACACCGGGCTGGAATATCCCGAGATACAATCTTTTGCGAGAAAGATGGGGGCTGAGTTCGTCAGGCCGAAAATGAGCTTTTCGGATGTGATAAGCAAATACGGTTATCCGATTATCAGCAAAGAGGTTGCTGAAGCGATACGGTATTCCAGGAAGATAAGGCACGAAATAAAGGAAAACGATCATTCGAGAACTGTTTGCAGGCGTGAAATGATGACAGGCGAGTTCGGACTCCCCGACTGGAAACTGGAAAAATCCGCCAGGATGACGCACCGCATGGAAATGCTCGGCAAGTATGCCGGTAGTGTGCCTGAAACCTACGAGGCCGGCGACCTGCCGTTCGCCGGCCTCGAGGATGGTAAAACGAACTCGATGTACAACAAAACAAAATGGTTGCCGCTTTGCAATGAAACGCAGTTTATGATCGGCGAAGAATGTTGCGATGTAATGAAGAAAAAGCCGCTTGATACGTACCAGAAAAAATCCGGGCTTTTCCCGTACCTGGGAACAATGGCCGAGGAAAGCCGGATTCGGGCCACCGGTTGGGTAAAGCATGGATGTAATGCGTTCGATTCTGGAAAGCCGAAAAGCGCACCGTTGAGCGTGTGGACGGATCAGGACGTGCTTCATTATATCAAAAAGCGCAACCTGGAAATCTGCTCCGTGTATTGGGAAATCTTAGCCGTTGATAACCAGGGATTTTATTACGACCCGATGCCCGGGATGGATTGCAAGCTCAAATGTACCGGTTGCCGGAGAACCGGATGTATATTCTGCGGATTCGGCGCCCAGCACGACCCCGAACCACGGTTTGTCAGACTGGCGAAAACTCACCCGAAACAGTACGAATATTGTATTAAGGTGGGGCAGTGGGTAGACAATCCGAATTACGATCCTGCGGCACCTGAGTATGACGGTGAATGGAAGAACTGGAACCCGAAAAAAATATGGGTACCGTCAAAAAAAGGCCTCGGGATGAAAAAGGTTTTCGATGACTGTAATCAGATATACGGAAAGGAATTTATCAAGTATGAATAGCGAGGGCGAAACAATGAAGGTATTAGTTGCTTGCGAGGAATCGCAGGAAGTATGCAAGGCATTTCGTCAGATGGGCCACGAGGCTTTTTCCTGTGATATCCAGCCATGTACCGGCGGACGTCCTGAATGGCACATTCAAGGCGACTGCTTACAGTACATCAACGGGAACTGTCAATTTTTCACCATGGGGGGGGGTATGGCACAACATACAAGGCCCGTGGGATTTACTTATAGCGCATCCGCCTTGTACCGATCTGGCGGTAAGCGGTGCAAGATGGTTTCGTGAAAAGCAGATGGATTATAGACAGCAAAAGGCCTGCGTATTCTTTATGCGTATGATGTTAGCAAACGCAGAGCGTATAGCGGTTGAAAATCCAATCGGAATTATGTCAACTTGTTACCGCAAGCCAGATCAGATCATACAGCCCTGGATGTTCGGGCACGGTGAAACGAAGGCGACCTGTTTATGGCTGAAAAACCTTCCTGCGCTGGTTCCAACCGATATTGTAAAAGGCCGTGAACAAAGGGTATGGAAGTTGCCACCGTCAGCAGAAAGGGCAAAGTTGCGGAGTAAAACGTATCCTGGTATTGCGCTGGCAATGGCTTGCCAGTGGGGATAAAAGAAAGGGGGCACGGATTAAGGCCGGACAGTGATCCGCTATCCGTATTATCAGAATGGACAAGATCGAGAAGGTAAAAAAAGGACTGGAATGTTGTGCTGAGTTCGATCCGTGCAATGGGTGCCCGTATATCAAATCGTGTTCCGAAAACATGATGTTTAACGACCTGGCGAAAGACGCACTGGAAATCATCGGAACCCTGGAAACCACGATCCAGGAAAAGGAAGCACAGATCGCCAGTCTGAGGGCGCAACTTGACGAGGCCATGTTATGGCGGTAGATAGGAGGTTAGCGAAGTATGGAATGGACAAGAAGAACGAATTATGTTCATAAGTTTGACCATGACCATTTAGATCAGAATGGAGTGATGCACAATCATTTCATGTGCGAAAAATGCGGTCTGATAACAGACTTCCTTGATGCACACACTGGGCAGTACCATTACTGTCCATCGTGCGGAAGGAAAATCGTTGCATGGAAGGACGGTGACGGGGAATGACGGACATCCGTGATATTGATGGTCTGTTCTGCGATGACATTACTTTCTGTCCGGAACGATGCGGATGGAAGTCATGCCCACGAAACAGCGAAAATATCCGTGACAAGGCAATTCCACATTCTTTTTCGGTAGAAGTGCCAAAGGATTGTCCGAAGTTAGTACGTTAAAGGAGCGAATAAAGAAAAGGAAGGCGAAAAAATGGCTGATATTCTCAGACCGAAAGACCTGATGCGAATCCTGGGCGTGTGCAGGGCGAAAGCGTACCAGCTTATACAGGAACCAGGCTTTCCTGCACACAAGGTCGGGCCGAAAGAGGTGATTATATACCGGAATGAACTGGACGAGTGGCGCAGGAATAACATTGTAAACCCGAGGCCGAAAAAGGCCCCGGAAATTGAAAAGCCTGCTCCGCCTCCGAAACCAGTGTACAAAACCTTGATTGCGATCCCTTGTTTCGACATGGTTCATACCGACTTTATGAAAAGCCTGGTCGAAATGGATAAACCGGAAGGAACGACCTTCGCAGTCATCAAAAACACGCTGATTTATAACGCCAGGAACCTGATAGTCGACAATGCGATCCAGATGGGCTTCGACCGGGTGCTATGGCTGGACAGCGACATCGTGTTCACTCGTGATCTGCTGGAAAGGCTGGCCGGGGATATGGACAGGACGAAAGCGGAATTTATCTCAGGAATTTACTTTCAGCGGGTACTGCCTACGAAGCCGGTAATATACAGCTCCGTCAGGTGGAAAGTGCATAATAACGGCGTTGTGGAAACCGGGGCGGACAATTATCTGGAATATCCGAAAAACAGGATATTCGAGATCGCCGGGGCCGGGTTCGGATGCGTACTGACTGATGTTTCACTTTTGAAAAGGATGAAGGACAAGTACGGCGCCCCGTTTACGCCCTTGATGGGGATTAGCGAAGACCTGGCGTTTTGCTGGCGGGTGAACCAGACAGGCGGAAAGATGTACTGCGATCCGACCATCAAGCTCGGGCATATCGGATCGATTGAAGTAAATGAAAGCGCATACCGGAGGCCGAAGTAAAAGACGGTAGTAAACGGGAGTTCAATCCGTGTTATATTGTATGCGCATGGATGGCAGTTCTTCATATTCGTAACCTCCGTCGACCGGAGCAGGTGAAAGGCCTGCTCCATTTTATTTCGGGAAGTGGCCCGGACGTGGGCTTTTTCTGAGGGTGGCACGGTGTAAGCCTTCCGCCGTGACCGGGGGCCAGCATTGCGACCATTGTTGGTTTGCATTGTGAGGCGGGGAGCT